CCCCGCGATTCAGATTATTCAGGATGCAACTACGGCAGCTAGCTATGGATTAGAGATTGATTCGGCAGGTGGGACGAGTATCCACTTAGCTGCTAATGGGGCGGCTGGTATCCATACCCTTATGGATGCCACGGATGCTTGGACTGGGCAGGCTATCGTTATTGATGCCGGTCCCTGGCTAGGTACAGTCAATAGGGGCATGATTGACTTCCGTTCGGACAGTGCGGCTACAGCCGAAGTCGGGCATGTGGTTTATATCAAAATGCAAGGTACGGGAGCGGATGCGGCAGGTATCGACGGTAAGGGCCTCTATATCGAGGATGAGGCGGCACTGACAGCAGGATCGTACTTAGTAAAACTCGATACCCTCGCCAATACTGCCCTTCATATCTCTAATGCGGGTGCGGCGGCAGACGGTATCAAGTTTGATGTAGCGAATAGCTATACCGGGCAGGGTATATTGGTGGATGCAGGCCCCTGGCTTGGTACGGTTGGTGAGGGCTTCTTTGAATTCCAGAGCGATAATGCGGCTACCACGGAGACAGGGCAGGTCATCAGAATCAATCTGAGGGCCACTGGGGCCGATGCGGCTGCAATCTCCGGTAAGGGTCTCTATATTAAGGACACGGCGGCAGCTACGGCTAGCTCCTACTTGGTGCATATCGAGAGCACGAATAACGGTGCAATGAATGTTAGCGGGGATATGGATATAGCACTTCCCGCTAACGATGACTTTATCTATGTGACTTCCACACCTGTGGACTATGCGGCAGGTGCAGGTGTAATTACGGTTTATGATACGGCGGCGGCAGGATGGACTAATGCTTCCTATCTGCTTCGTTTGGTTCATGAGGCCAACGCCGATGCACAGAATAACTTTATACTGTGTGAGGATAATTCAACCGGGGCCGCAGGGAACGGCACAGATTTATTTGCGGTGGATTACGCCGGATCTGTGGTTATGGCTGGATCTCTCACGGTAAACGGTCCCCAGATCGTAGGTGATGGGGCCACAGAGATGGTGGGTGTAAGACATGATGTAGTGGATGCTGGTGCTACCAACCCCTACACCGTTACGGCGGCAATGAGCGGGACGGTATTTACCAACACACAGGCATCCCACTTCGATCTTCCGGCGGACCCTACCGGACTCGAATATACCTTTGTTGTAACTCATGCCTCTGCTGTCCAGGTCGATCCCGATGCGGCAGACACGATTGTTCATTCCACCTGCGCGGCAGGCGACTTTATCACTTCCTCAACAGTGGGTGATACGGTGACTATTGTTGGGACAGGTGCAGGCACTTGGGTCATTAAGGCAATGTACCCGGCAGCTACGGATTGGACAGACGGCGAATAAAGGCTAAACCTAAATCGAAAGGAGAATACACATGAGAACAATGCTCAGATTAATGTTGGCAATGGTGATTGTACTTTCTCTTTCCCTCCCTCCTCTCGCTATGGGTGAGGATAGTAAGGATGTCCTCACCCTGAAGCGAGATAACCTGATACTGAGGCTACAGCTTATGGAGCAACAGCTAACCTTGAGTGCTCCATATCAGGCTTTAGTTAAGGAGATAAAAGAGACTGATGCGAAGCTGAAGGCAATGGAAGCACCTAAGCCTAAGACGGATGTTCCGAAGCCCAAGGAGGGGAAGAAGTAGATGTTGTCTAATAAGGGCAAGGCTGCGGCTAAGAGAAAGCTGGAGATTGTAATGGGGGAATATAAACGAGGTAAATTACACTCTAGTTCGGGTGCTAAAGTTACCTCACGGAAGCAGGCCATTGCAATCGCAATAAGTGAGGCAGCTAGGGCTAAACGCAAATAGATTGGGATTCTACTCTATAAAGGAAGGAGAATATATGACACTAGAGGGTGAAGGAACTGGCAAAGGGACCGAAGGTGAGGGAACCGGAGCAGGGACCGGACAAAATGAGGGCTTGTGGAGAGCGCAGCTTCCGGCAGACCTGAAGGATAATGAACTCTTGACCCCGTATAAAACTATCGGTGATGCGGCTAAGGCCCACATAGATACGGTGGGAAAGATGAAGGATCTTGAGGGAAAGCTAAAGGAACATGAGACGAAGCTGGCTACCGCTATCGTAAAGCCTGGCGAGAAGGCAACCAAAGAGGAAATAGCGGCCTATCGAAAGTCTATGGATATCCCCGACACTCCCGATGGATATGAGATACCCAAAGTAGAGGGGGAAGAGGGCAACAAGGAGATGGAGGCTTGGGCTAGGGAAACCTTCCACAAAGCAGATCTTTCCAAAGCACAGGCCAAGTTAATCGGGGAGCAGTGGAATGGCTTCATTACCGAATTCAATAAAGCCTATGTTGAGGCTGAGAAGAAGGCTGTAGATGAGGCTATGACTAAGCTCAAGACCGATCTGGGGGCCGCATTCAATGAGCAGTACGAGTTGGGTAAGAGACTATTCAAGAAGGTCATGGATGCAGATTTCTCTGAGACAGATCATATCAACCTTCCCACGGTGCTGAAGTTTATTATCAAGTCGGCAAAGTTAGTTGGGGAAGACAAGATCCCACCTGGGGGACAGTTAAAGGGTGAGGCGGTGAAAGAGGGGATGATATACAACAAGACCCCTGGAATGCACTAGTACTTTCCCCTATGGTGGAACTCACTATAGGAGGTAAATAGATATGGCTACAACGGCTTTAGTTGGTGTCAATACCATTATGGATATCGTGAATTCGTATACGAGTCTCGATACCCAGGCGCAGTATATCTGGGCGGCGAAGGTGTTGGCTCGTAAATGTCCATTCTTCGAAGATATGCCTATGTTCCCCTCGAACCAGATCTTTAGTAATATTGGGGCGCGGCAGACCTATCTTCCTACCCCTGGGACGAGACGATTCAATGAAGGCGTGTCTCCCACGGCGGTCCACACGACCCCTTATACAGAGGGTATCGCAATGATTGAGGACTATTCGGACGTGGATAAGACCCTCTGCGATATTCAAGCCAACCCTGCGGCATGGCGGCAGGAAAGAGACGGGATGAAGTTGGAGGCTATGACGCAGAAGGCCGAAGACTTGATTGTATACGGCTCTATTGCAACAGATCCCAATGCCTTCCAGGGATTGATTACAAGGTTTAACTCCCTTACCTCCAGGCCAAACGGTGATACCACATGGCCCTATAACGTGCTGAATGCAGGCGGCGGGGGCGGGGATACAGCCTCTATCCTCATCGTTCAGTGGGGGCAGGGGAAGGTCTTCGGTATCTATCCCAAGAATCTCCCTGCCGGTATTAAGGCTGAGGATCTTGGGGAAGTCACAGTCGTTACGAATTCCTTGGCATCTCCCAAGTACTATCAGGGATACCGCTCACACATGGCTCTCTACTTCGGAATCAATGTTGAAGATGAGAGATGTGTGCAGAGGCTTTGTAATATCGAGACAAGCGGGGTGGATAACATCTTCGATCCCGAAGATCTCATTACCCTGATTAACCGGCTTCCTGGTGGTGGGGCCGATGCCCGCATGTATGTTAGCCGCTCGATTAAAACTCAGATGGAAATTGCGGCTATGAATAAGAACAATGCGTTCTACACGGTTGATTCCAGTGGGGATGTGTGGGGAAGGCCCGTATTGAAGTTCAGGGGCATCCCTGTGCGGCTTTCCGAGATGCTGGATGAGACGGAATCTGAGGTAACTTGAGGATAGATACTAGCGGCTACGGTATCTATATTCTCATAATCTTGCAATAGGAGGTACATTCAAATGAGTCCAATGTCAGATTACAAGTTTGCTTTGAATGATAAGCAGGCTATGGTGGACACCAACTACACCACAGATGAGGTTAACTTTGGTGTCACAAATCCCAATGTTGGGAGGTCCAATAAATTCGGTGCACACATCATTGTTACGACCGCAGCAGGAGGGGCCACGGAGGGTGTCTATTTCGAAGTGCATCACGGTGCGGCTACGGCTCCCACGACCCCCCACATGCGCCGATACTTTACGTTGGCACAGTTGGCGGCAGGGAAGCACTATTTCATCCCCTGCGGACAAACCCTGCTTCAGTATGCGCGGGTGATTTGCAGTAAGCACACCACGGATTTGAATGCAGGTAATTTCCAGATCTACTTCGGTCCTGATGAGGATGGGGCCGAATAAAGGTTGAATGTGAAGAGGGGGGTAATTCCCCCTCTTCCACTATATCCTGGAAAAGGAGGAATAGAGTTATGGCTTTGATGCACATGAAATGTATCAGAAGGTGTTGGGACTCGAAACGTACAATGAGGTATTGGCCTGGGGACGAGGATAATATAGACACGGCTAACCCTGTGGCGAAGCATTTCCAGGTGATTGGGCCTGCAAAGGTTGTGGTCTCCACTGCGATACCCACAAACCTTGATGCTCCTGAGATATCAGCTACGGTGCGGAAGAAGAGGAAGGCCAAGGCCGAAGAGAAGGAAAGGCTGGAAAGAGATGCGGCAGAGAAAAGGAGATAGGTAAATAGAAAGAGGGGGTGGGTGAAGACCGGGCATCTACTCTCTCAGGGGTCTGAGGGGGGCTTCCTCCTTTCACCCCCTCTACCCCGAATACGGAGGATGGACCGATGGCATATAGTAACGTGGGGATTGCTAATATCGCTCTGGGGTTGATTGGGGTGAAGCCCATTGCCGCATTTTATCCGGCAGAGACGACCCCACAAGCGATAGACGTGCATACATTCTGGGATGTAACTAGGGACTCGGTGTTGGAAGAGGATGATTGGGTATTTGCGAAGAGGAGACAGAGGCTAGCTAAACTGACTTTAGCTACTGCATTATCCAATCATCTCTACGGATACCAATACGCCTATGGTTGGCCCACGGATGCCTTAAGAGTATGCAGGTCTAAGTCCCTTGATCCATCCACCTATCCCTCTGAGAGCGAGTACTCCTATGCCTATCTCACGGATAACTATATCTACCAGCTTCAACGCCGCTATCCCTACAGTATTGAGACCTTGAATAGCGGATTAAAGGCTATTCTTACCAACTTCGATAACTCCAGCTATTCCTTCTACGGCTCCTTTGTCTTTCGTGTGACGGACCCGGAGAAATACTCCGCTCTATTTATTGAAGCCTTTGCTACTAAACTGGGGGCAAATATAGCGGTCAAGAGAACGGAGACGAGACACAAGAGGGAGGATCTACTGAAGGATTACGGGATGGCTATTACGAAGGCCAAGGAACTGAATGCGTATATGTCCTTCAATCTCGATGAGGGCGATGATAGTTGGATAACGGCGGGGAGATGATATATGGCTAAGGCTAATCCCTTAATCAATAACCTCAATGGGGGAGAATTAAGTCCCAAGGTAGATGCCCGCTCGGATTATATAAAGTACCCTAGCGGGTGCAGGACGCTCCAGAATGCCATACCCCTTATTGAGGGCGGGGCAATGAAGACCCCCGGTACTAAGTTTGTGGCAGAGGTAAAGGACTCATCTAAATTTACACGGTGTATTTCATTCCATTTCTCCACAGTACAGGGATATGATCTCGAATTCGGTAATAAGTATATACGGGTCTACAAGGACAAGGGGCAGGTCGTAGTAGCTTATACTGCATGGATAACGGGTACTGCATATGCTCTAGGGGCACTAGTAACTCAAGGCGGGAGCTACTATAGATGTCTCGTAGCACATACTTCAGGAGTATTTGCTAACGACCTTGCCGCCCTCTATTGGGAAGCTACGGCAGGGGCCACAGATCTGGCCTACGAGATCCCCACTCCCTATTTAGAGGCAGATCTCTCTGGATTGAAAGTCACACAGTCTGCCGATACGATGTATATATACCATCATTCTTATCCCCCAATGAAGCTAACTAGAAGTGCTCATACTACATGGACGCAATCCTATTATCTATGTAAAGTTGGGGATGAGATGACTATTACGGGCATCTCACAGGCGGCTACAGCAGTTGTTACCTGTACGGATGTCCCTACATCTTTGGCTGCCGGAGATATAGTATACATCACCGGAGTTACCGGGATGGTGGAGGTAAATAATAGGTTCTTCACAGTAGGTACTGTAGTCACAGGGGCAGGCGGTACATTCCAGTTATCCGGGGTAGATTCTACTGGGTATACCCCATACGGTGCTGCCGGTACTGCACAAGAGACTCTATTCGGAATAGCCAACAAGAACCCCTCCTGCGGCACATTCTATGAGCAGAGGATGATGGTAGCCGGGTGTGATAATTACCCGCAGAGGATAGATGGATCGAGTAGCGGGGACTACGAGGACTATACTCAGGATGCCACAGACTCTTCTTCCGCACTCCAATATACCATAGTCTCTGATAAAGTAGATCGAATCAGGTGGATGATATCGCAAGAAGTATTAATGGCTGGAACATTCAGTGGTATCTGGAAGATCTTCTCCGGTAGCGCATCCGATCCAATATCCCAGGATAATATAGATGCCAAGAGGCAGACTACACTGGGGGTGAAGGACTTAGACCCCGAATTGGTAGCAGATGCAATATTGTGTGTAACGAGGGCAGGAACGGGAATAAGGAAGATAGAGTATGCTTGGGAGAAGGATAAGTGGGTCCCGCAGAATATGACGAGGGCGGCATCCCACATTGCAATGGGGGCAACTAGAGCATTATCCGGTATCGACGATATGGACTTCCAGAATGAGCCGATACCTATTCTCTGGAGTGTGAGGGCAGACGGGCAGCTTGTAGGTATGACCTACGATACGCAGGAGGAGGTATTTGCATTCTTTAGAGTAGTCACCGATGGGTACTTCGAGTCGGTATCAGTAATATCGAATGAGAATGACGAGGATGAGGTGTGGGTAATTGTAAGGAGAACAATAGGCGGGGCTACGAAAAGATATATTGAATACTTCATGCCGCATGAATTCTTCTCGGAGATTAAGGATTGCTTCTATGTGCATTCGGGACTGACCTACGATGGAGGAGATGCGTGTGTGATTACGGGGATTACGAATGCTAGTCCGGCTGTAGTAACGTCAGTGGGACACACCTTCGTCAATGGGAATAAGGTAAGGATTAAGGATGTAGAAGGCATGACTCAGGTCAATCAGGGGCTAACTACCGCATATACAGTAGCCAATGCGGCAGCTAATACCTTTGAATTGTCCGGTATCAATTCTACCTCCTGGGGGGTCTATACCTCTGGAGGGACCGCACAGAAGGTAACGAATACGGTATCCGGGCTATCTCATTTAGAGGGCAAGAGCGTAGCGATACTCATGGATGGGGCCAGACACCCGCAGAAAATAGTGGCATCCGGGGCCATATCTCTCTCCAGGTACGGGAACCTTATCCATGCGGGCCTGCCGGCTACAACTATTATAGAGCCAATGAAATTGAAGGTGGATACAGGTTCAGGTACGTCCACAGGAAGAAAGCAGAAGATAACTAAGTTGCGGGCACTCTTTTATGAAACCTACAGTGTTGAATCGGGGCCTGATACGGATAACCTGAATGAGATAGAGTTTGGGACAGGGGCAACTCCAACTCTATTTACCGGTATGAAAGAGATAGAGCATGATGGAGATTGGGGGGAGGAGGCTGAAATATGCTTCGTGTCATCGACACCATTTCCAATGACGATACTTGCAATAGTGCCGGAACTGCATGTAGCAGAGAGATAGATGTGCAGATTACGGTAAGGAAAGCTGTGGTTAGGGATATAGACTTTATCTCCTCTATATTTACCCACGATGCGATACGCCCCTATATCACGGATGATTATAGTACGGGATATGAGGGTGTGGACTGGAAGCAGATACTACAGTCTCCGGCATTCTACTTCGTTATTGTCTTATTTGAGGATAAGCCTGCGGGGGTATTCTTTGGACTTCCCTGGAATAGTGTCGTGTGGGAGTGCCATGCTATGATTCTTCCGGCATACCGGGGAAAGGCGGCGGTACATATGGCAAAGGCCGCCCTTGAGAAGTTCCTTGCGGATAGGCCCACGGTAAGGAAGGTAGTTACACACATACCGGAATACAATCGGGGGGCATATGCCCTAGCGGTTAGGGCGGGATTTAAGATGGTGTGGGTGAATGAGGGATCATTCCTAAAGGGCGGGAAGCTGTATAACCAATACCTCTTTGAATATAGGAGAAGATAGATGCCAGCAGCATTGCCTATTGCTCTAGTGAGTATGTCGGTTGGGTTAAGCGCATTCGGTAAATATCAACAGGGGCAGGCCGAAGATGTGGCATATAAATACAATGCCCGGCTCCTAGAGAGTGATGCGATAACTACGAGAGAGAAGGCTGAATATGAGGCAGAGAAATCCAAGGTAGAGACGAAGAGGCTTATTGGGGAGCAAACTATACGATATGCAAAGGCCGGGGTAGATATAAGCTCCGGGAGTCCGTTGATGGTATTGGCGGCTACTGCGGCTGAGGGCAAGGAAGAGGAACAGATGATAAGGTATACGGGAGATGTGGAAGCTACGAAGCTCAGGAACCAAGCCCGTATGCAAAGATATTATGGGAGTCAGGCCAAGAAGGTAGGTACACTGGGGGCCTTATCTACCGTACTTGGCAGCGCAGGAATTATGTATGGGATGTCCGGGGTTGGGTCTGCGGCGACAGGTGGTGCTGCACCACGAGTGGCGGGGAGATAAACAATGGTAGATATACCTAGATTCAAACGATCACGGACTATTACAGGGGAAACGAGTACGGTATTAATAAACCCGGAGATAGCCGGATCTCCCTACGGTGCACTCTCCCAGACGGGGGCGGCTATATCTCATTCGGCAGAGAAGATATATGATGTAGATGAGAGGGCTAGAAAAAAGGAGGAAGAAGCCGCTAGAGTCATTAAGCTCTCTGAGGTAGAGAGGGACACGAAGATCCGCTTGGATTCGTATGCGGAGAGGTTCAGGGGCAGGGAAGACTTTGATAAATTCGAGGGAGATGCAGATACATGGATGAATGAATTGAAGGCAGAGATGGAGCCGAAGGTAGCGGGGGACCGAGAGGCTTCTGCCGCCTTTGCAGTATACTTCAATCGGCAGACCGCAGAGTTTAAGAGATTAGCCCGGATGAAGAAGATAGATATAATGGTCAAGAAGGGGCTGGAAGACTTTGATGCCGCCTACGATGAGGCATTGCAGGACTATACTACGACCCAAGATCCCAATAGAAAGGCAGTAATTAGAAATGAGTTGGAGATCAGGGGGCAGTTGGGTGTGCAAAGTGGATTCTTCTTCGGGAGAGATCTTGCCAAGAAGATGAAGCAGTTCGATAAGGATGTGCAGGAAGCATCTATCACCACTGCATTAGGTAGTGAGAATACGGAGTATATAGAGAGTATTATTCAGAATATAGATAAGGGGGAGTACCCCGATTTAAAGGCCAAAGAGAGGGAGATATATAAGAACACACTGCGTAATCACATGGACAGAGTGAAGGCAAAGAAAGAGAATGAAGATGATAAGAAGACCATAGATGAGACCTACAAGCACTTAAGCAGCATTTATGGCTTAGGTACGACACAGGCTCCGCGATCTACAGTCACCAAATCGTATCAAATGATGTACGATAAATTATCAGATCCCACTTATTTGGAGGAACACAAACTTACTCCGCAAAGAAAGCATCAACTAGAAATCATACTTAAACAGGAGGAAATGTATAAACTAAGGAAGTATGAGGAGGTACTTAAGTCAAGGGATTTGGAGGCTTTTGACAAGTGGACGAAGGGAACACTTACACCCACACAGATAAATTCCTGGGTACAGAAAGAGGAAATGACGGATGAGAAGGGAAAGGTATATGTTTCCATGCTGGATGCTAGGGTGAAGGCAGGGGCTAATGTGGTTACAGATGAGAGTGTGTTTCTGAAGCTAACGATGGCTGCCCTTGAAGCAAGGACGGACGTGGAGAGGAATGCGGTAAGGGGGGCTGTTGTTTCGGCAAATAGCGGGGTCAGGCCCCTCCTCGATGCAAAATCATATGAACACCTTATGTCCCTAACCTCACCTGATAATCACCCGATATTTAGCAATGAGTACTTCAGAATGGCAGAGAAGGCCATGAAACAGAGATTGGGGTGGCAGGAACAGCTTGGCTTTCTTAAACCGGAGGCTGGATTTGTATACACTAGGGCATTGGCGCAACTAATAAATAGCTGTAAAGAGGATAAACTAACCGGAGTGCAAATTATAAAGAAAGCGGAAGAGATCACGCTACCCTATGTTCAACAGTTCTGGAAGTTGTTGGGTATGGAACCCCCAAAGGAGAAGGGCGTGAAAGAAGCACCAATGGGACCAATAGGTGTTAATAAAAACAAGGCCCCCGCAGATGTTTCGTCCCTTATGCCCTCAGCAACATCTAACAAGGGGAAGACGATACAGGATACGCTTACTGGAGTTTGGTACCGTAGTGATGGAAAAGATTGGTGGGAGATAGAATAGATGCCGCAATTCAACCCGGAACAGGAAGATAGGTTTCAGGAGTGGTATAAAATACAGGCAGAGAAATTGGGCCTGAATCCCAATCCAGACGACCCACAACATCATTATGATTACAGGTCGGCATTCGAGTCCGGCGAGGGGCCGGATACAGGGGGACATTGGCCCTCCAAATACAAACTCCCCACTCACCCTAACCGATTCGTATTTTCTGAGACAGCAGAACAACCGGAACCCAAGTATGTAGATCCCTTCTCTGGATTTAATCTTACAGGCGGCCAAAATCCATTAGGCAGGCTTGTGGATGAGATATCAGGTAAGAAGAAATCACCTAGATTTAGATTTTCGGAGCCTCAGTTAACCACATACCAACCTACGATTGTGGATAAACTCAAAGACTATTTGGGATTGGATAAGCCCCAACCCAAGGCAACCCCAATTGAGATAGAAGCAATAGAAACGGGGGAGTCTCCCTATTCAATTAAAGAAGATATATTTGGTACGGGGCGCACTGAGGAATTTATGCGCGTTTTGGAGAGAGGATTATCTACCGCAAGCTTTGGGGCAACAGATCTCATGGATAAGTACCTCAAGGGCAAGGTAGACTATCCTGAGACTATAGCAGGTGGGATTGGGGGAGGGTTGGCTGAGTTGGTGGGATTTATAGCTGGTCCATATGAAGCAGCTAAATTGATTACCGGAACACGATTAGCCCCCACGGCAACCGGGTTGAAGCAGGTAGCACAGATATTAACTGCGGGAGGGGCCACACTGGGTATCTCCTCCGGGTTGAGTAATATAGTTCCTGCCATTCTTAATAACGATAGACTGTCTGATATGGCGGCTGAGATCGGTACACACGCCGGGCTAGGTGCGATTGTAGGGGCTATATTCCCGGCTACCGGGTTTATTCCTACTAAATCCCTGCGTATGGCCCTTGGGCTTGCTGTTCTCGATAAGATTCATGCAGGAACAAATGAGTGGTTTACGATAGATGATTATGTGAAGGGGATAATGGATGGAAGTGCTAATCCAAGGGATATTGCGGAGAGTACGTTTACCTACTTATTGGATCTATATTTCCTTCACCATGTACCCTCAATGAAGGCACAGTTGGCTCGTTTGCAGGCGGTGAAGGGAATTAAAGAAATAGCTGATTTGAGTCCTGATGATATCGAGCAGACGATACTTGCTTTGAGAGAGGCTAAGAGAATACCGGGATCACAGGAGGGTGTAGATATACCACCTACCGGACAGCATCTTGAGATGTTCCCTGAAGAGTATCCTGATATAGCGGCAGTAGCTAATATGTATGAGGGGAAGGTATATAAGGGCAAGAATCCCACTGATCCCCATGCCCTTATCGCAATGGAGCATGGATTGAATCCAGAGAAGGTAACGCCGGGATATGAGACGAAGGACGGGAGATTTATACCTGTAGAGAAGATGGAGAAAGCACAAAAAGAGGCTAGAGTAGAAGAGGAACAAGCCTCTGTAGGCAAGTATAAGACCGACCTAGCCCGTCTTATAGACCTCCCAGAGATGGTGCAGTTTGCTAAAGATATATTGGGGCAGACTCCTGAAGTATGGAAAAAGCTGCGGGCAATGAAGGGAACTGCATTAGGTCTCTTCGATCCAAAGACAGGTAAGATTAAACTTGCCGCAGATATATTCAAAGATGTGAAGCAGGCTTCCCTAACACTCGCACACGAAATAGGACATGCGGTGGATTGGCTCCCTGATAGATACCTCTCCAGGGGTAACTTACTGGGACGTATTGCTTCCCTGAAGAAGTATATGAAGGATCTTTTGGAGGAGTCTCCCGGTGCTCTCGGCAAGGCTCTTACTGAGGCCGATAAGGAGAGGCTACGGAAAGAGGCAAGGACCGAGTTGAGGGAGAAGGAGAAGTCGGATGAGGAGATAGTACAGGAAGTAGTCAAAGAGATTCCTATATATAAAACTACGGGAATCTCACATGAAATGATACTGGATATTTGGAGGGATATTACAGCTAAGACTAAATATCCCGACCTCTATAAGATTGTAGCCGGGCTAAATTCCGAGCAAAAGAAGCAAGTTGTTAAAGAGGCCCTTCGCGGCGTAGTCAATGAGGTATTCGGGGGATTGGGACAAAGGGTACAGGTGGGTGTAGAAAGAGTTACGGAGACGATCAAGGCCCCCAGAAGGCCCTATACAGAGGAAGAGATATACGAGAGGTATAGAGAGAAACTAAAGGAAGAGATACTTAAGAGGAGGTTGTTTGAGGAACACATTATTAGGGAGGAACTACTTGCTCTATCAGAGAAGTGGAGGCCATACGATAAAGAGAATGTATCTCCTTCATTTAGAAGATACAGGGAGTCCAGCGTGGAGTTATATGCGGATGCCCTTAGTATACTCATGAATGACCCGGAGGCATTGCGTAGGGAAGCCCCCAAGTTCCACGATGCTTTCTTTAATTGGCTGGAGAGGAAGCCGGAAGTAGAGAGACTATATGATGAGTTGCAGAATGATATAAAGTCTGGGACAACAGACGCAGATGCAGTTAAAAGATTACGGGACTCTTGGGATGAGGGAGATAGGAAACTATATAAGAAGGTACAGGAAACAGAGAGTATACCGGATCAACTGAAGACCTTCTTCGTGGATATAGATAACTTCATCAGTAGTAGAGTCCGGCAGGTGGGAGAAGGTAATGTACCTGTTGAGAGGAATCCTATATATAAACTGGAGGAAATGAGGTACAGGACGGGGATGGCAGAGGCGTATATGAATGACGTGTATAATGCCATTCTGAAGCCCCTAAAGAAAGCAGGGTTATCTTGGAAGGATATGCGGGAATGGGTATATCACAAGAGGGTTATCGAAGAGAGAAGTGATAAAGCCAATCCCGATGGGTGGTATCCTGAACGATCACAGAAGAGAATAGGAGAGATGCAGAGGACAGATGTAATGGAGAGGGTACACAAGGAATTCTGGAATATCAGGAAGAACTTCGTGATTAAGCAACTAAAGGACTTAGGTATATTCAGTGATGAGTTGATGAAGAAGATAGAGGATAATGAATTCTATGCTACATTCAGTGTACAGGATTACTTCAATACAACGTATGGGGATAATGTGGGGCCTAAGATATACAAGCAGTATGGGACACTAAAGGCTATCCACGATCCTCTTGTTGCAACTATTATGAAGGACATATCCCTCATGTATTCTGCCTCTCGGATACGCGCTGTGCGAAGTGTGGTTGAGTTTCTACAGGTTAATTTCTCTAATGAGGTTCGCGGGGCAGACTCTATTAAGGGTAGGATTATAGATCCGAAAGACCCAACCAAGACACTACTCGTAAATATGTATAAAGGGACGGCATTCGGGTATTATGTGCCGAAAGAGATAGCAAGGAGCTTTGAACAAAATCCATTTGAGTCTATGATAGTATCTAGGCTTCTAAGAAAGACTATTCAGCCCTTCCGTATTGCCTTCACAGAAGCCAACTACGGCTTCTGGTTATTTAATGTAATGCGAGACTACTTCAGGGCGGCGGGGAATCTACCTAAAGCAAGTGTGGCTAAATTCCTACCGGAGTGGATTAGAGGGCTAAAGCCCGCATTCCGTAGTGTGTATGGGGAGGTTGACCCTCAATCACAGGAATTACTGCGGGAGGGGGGTATTATATCTGTAGCAAGTGCAAAGGGAGCCAGGGAGGAAGATATGCAGATAGAACGGCTCCTGAAGAAATACAATATAGTAGAGTCCGACTGGAATAACAGTATACTCCGGCCCTTCGGTAAGTTCTTCAATTACTATACCAATGCGGGAAGAGCACTTGAGAGAACAACTAAGATTGCCTCTAATGAGTGGATGAAGAAGCACTTCCCGGATATGAGTCAGGAAGAGAGATCACACACAGTAAGATCGTGGGGGGGATCTCCCGACTTCTTGAAGAAGGGAGCCGGGTATGCTCTCTATAATAATATCTTTATGTTCTCCAATGCAATGAAGGAAGGATTTAAGGGAGATTATGAGGCCATGACCAGATCTCCGGCTGAATGGTGGTGGAAGAAGGGCAAGTATACATTGATACCGAAGATGTTGATGTACGGGGCATCCATAGGTCTATTAGGGGCGGGAGTAAAGGAGATATTTGATAAGGCTACGGAATACGATAAGACCAATTACTTCATTATTCCCCTCGCCACTCTTGATAATGGAAAGGCGGTATATATCAGAGTACCGATGGATGAGAGTTCAAGATTAGTGGGGGGTATACTGTGGAAGTCCGTCAATAAAGAGTTTAACCCAATGAAGCAGGGGTTGATTGATTATATGGCGGGACAGGCTCCTACAGTCCACCCCATTCTCGATATAACGGCTGATGTTGTGCAGTATGTCTCAGGCAATAACCCCTACGACTCGTTCCGGGGGCAGTATGCTATCCCGGATCGTGTGTGGAGGGCTAATGACTTTAGGAAGACCGAGATGTTTGCTAAGTACCTCATGCAGAAATCAGGGACAGGGATAATATATAGATTTCCCAGTGGATCAGATGTTGAAGTAAAGAGCAATATAGAGAAGGTTTTGGGGTATCCTATACTCAGCAACATCCTAGGAAGATTTATAAAGATCACAGACTATGGAGAGAAGGAGAAGATAGAGAGAGATATTACAACACCCATAGACGAGAAGAGATCAAGGGAGATACTAAATTTCAGGGAAGCAGTACAGAAGATTGTAGTGGGCGAGATGTTGGATGCTAAGGATCAGACAGCAATTATGACTGAGGTAATGAGAGATCCAAACACACTCCCTAAGAATGTAATTATAAATCTGGGTAGGAGGTTCGGGACGGCGTGGACAGAGGCATACCTTACGGCATCAACAAAAGAGGAGAGAATGGCGATTCTAAAGGCACTTATGGAGAAACAATCTAAATAGGAGGGTAGAGATGAAGAAAGTAATATATGCTTTAATGGCTCTGTGGGTAGCGTCGGTTATTGTTTGTATACCACTATCATTCTGTGCCGGACTGGAGAGCAGGTCGTTTACGATATCCATAGGGGCGGCTGCTACAACTACACAAACGGTATCTATAATCGGTATCCCCCGGCCCTCTCTCATTCAAGAGATTAAAGTCGTTATACCGGATACCGACAATGATCGTACATTTACCTTTTATCTTACGGATACAGACAGCTTCGCCCGGTACTCGGTAGCTGCCTTGGCTGAGAATACTTCTCATATTATAAAGCCGGGGAGGATAGTGGCTACTGGGTACACACTAGGTATGCTGCCGTCCGGGGCCACCGGGAATGCCATAACCATAACTATTAAAGTTACCTATTGGGATTGAGCCATGAAAAAGATAATATCTATTCTACTATTTATTCTTGTTGCATCTATATCATATGCTGACCCTCCTGTTGAGCAACTAGGATTCCCTCTCGATCCTAATTGCAAGCTCTACTATAGATTTAGGGATCATGGGGGAGAATCGACACGCATACTGGATCATTCCGGGGGAGGCTATCACGGCACTATCACCGGCCCCTCTAATAAGATGTCATATGTGCCTTGTGGAATAGAGCAGATAACGAATGGGGGCATGGAGGATGGAAACCCACCTACGGGATGGACAGAGGTATATACCCCAGAGACCTTTGAGCGAACCAATGTCAAACAGGTGGGGGGAACCTACTCAGCCCATATCGTAGACACTGTATCTAGTTACGGAGGAATGGAGCAAGAGGTTAGGTGGGACCCCAACGGGATCTATCAATTCTCCTTCTGGTACTGGAATGATGGCGTATTTATGGTGGGGGCCATTGCTGATAACCAGCCGGTACAAATGGATGGGATATCTTCTGGTCTAGCCGGAGAGTGGGCGCAGTACACATCATATAGCATACAACCAGGAGGTTCAGGTACAGGCTCAGTGTGGTTTCTTTCAGATATTGGCCCACCGGATGCCGGGGATTTATATGTAGATGATGTCTCAGTACAGTGGTGTACCCCGCAGATAGGGTGGCACTTTGACGGCACAAATGACAGGGTGACACACGATAAACTGAATATGGGGAAATCCCATACCCTGCACTACTGGTTAATTCATACAGGTGAGAGTGGGATAGTGCATGGAAGTATTGCCGACTACCACGGCCTTGGAGTCACCGATACCACAGTCAGCTACAATGCCGGAGCTACAGTAGTTGCAGTAAGTCATAATGGACTATCCTCTACCCGCACCCCCACCCTATTCAGTGTTGTACGGAGCGGGACCAGCGTTATATTCTACCAGGACGGATTGCAGATTGGACTGACCCAGACCCTAGATGCCAATAATGATTTATCACTGTCTGATGTAGGCAGATATTCGGATGACACTAATTACTTCACCGGCATAGTATTCGAGATCGTGGGGGTAAGCACTGTAGATTCCCCCCTAGCAGTCATGAATTATTATGAGGATACAAAACATCTATTCGAATAGGAGGATTCACATGAAGAGATGGATGCTTTCTATATTGTTTATATCGCTACTACTCCCTTCCCTTGTATTCGGTACTGTCTCTGATTCCGGCTACCAGGTGCAGTATGCTTGCAACGGGGCTACAGTGGACTTTTCCTTCGCCTTTGGTGTGGGAGCCACATCCGAAGTGCAGGTAATACTAACTACGATATCCAGTGGGGCAGAGACAACTCTCACTGAGACTACCCATTACGCCGTTACCTGCCTAAATAGCGATTGCACTTCGGGAGGTACGATAACTACGGTAGCTACATACTCTTCTTTATATAAACTAACAATTCTACGAAATGTGCCTCTGACCCAGGACGCAGACTTTACCGAGGGTATGCCGACTCTCTATGAGACCTTTGAGAGCAGCTTAGATAAACTAACTCGTATTACCCAACAGCAGCAGGAGCAATTGGATAGATCGCCTAAGTTGGCCCAATCTTCTGAATACTCAGACCTGACCCTGCCCGACCCGCAGGCCGGGTACTATATCAGGTGGAATTCGGCGGGGGATGATTTAGAGAATACGGCGGGGGTAGAGTCGGGTACATTTACATCTTCTGAGACTGGGGCCGTTACTCGTTCAGTTACAGCTAAACTCTCTGATTTCGTGTCAGTCAAGGACTTTGGGGCCAAGGGAGATGGAACCACCGACGATAGTGCGGCCATTCAGTTGGCACTCGATCTAAAGCAGCGGGTCTATCTTCCAGCAGGAAACTATCATTTGCATTCCCCTATTGTTTTGAAAGAAGGATGTATTCTTATGGGGGATGGGAATTCACAAAATGGAACCCTTATTACAGCGAATACGGCCATAGTCATTATCAAATCCTATGCGGTCGATTCAGGGGTGTCAGAGGGCTATTACAAGATTAAAGATCTCCGCATTATTGGCAGCTCAGACCTTCCGACAATCGGTATTCAGCTTGGCAATTCTGCCGCTACCTCTTATAGGGTTTCGATCGATAATGTCACTGTGCAAGGATGTTTGATCGGGGCTCAATTTACGCGGATACAGTATAGTTCATTTAGAGATCTTACAATAGAGGGAGATAATGCCGGAGATGCGACGTACACAAAAGGTCTTAGTCTAAACGCAGTGTCGGTTAGTCAATTCAATGGCTTGGAGATAAATGGGTTTGTCAATAATATCTACATGGTAAAGAGCAGCCCTACATTCAATGGAGGGTCAATTTGGGCAGAGTCGGGAGAGACTCATACGACCAGCCTAGTAAACATCGTCAACTGTAAGGACGTGGTATTCAACTATGTTGTTTTCGAAAACAATATGGGCAACATGAGCGAGATTCTCCTGGATTCTACCGACACCGACTATGAGACGAACAGTATTACATTTAACGATTGTCAGTCTCTTGGCTCGGCGGGGACCAGTAACACAGCCACGCGCTTTGTAATCGGGGTGAATGCAGTAGGCCACTATGATGTAATGAATACTGTCCTAAATCGGCACCGGTTTAATTGGCGCTACTATGTTGCCGATGTGAATGTCAGCAGCGGAAAAGCCGATGGGGTGACATTAAATAAGTGCCTGAGACGTCAGGGTTTTTACGGAGAATATGTACTCAACCCAAGTGTCATTGGAAATCTCTCAGCGTCGAAAGTCCATATTATTCCCGCAGAGGAATTTTGGGCCGCATCCCCAACATCTGCGTCTACAATCGCATCTCCCTGGGAACTCGGGATGAGGGTTTATCAATCTGACGCGTTGCTAAGTGGGACCGATGGAAATCAGGGGTGGGTTGTTGCGACTCCTGGATCAATAGGAGGAGGGTATACCTTAACCGGAGACACGGACGGAGCCACGGCCGTTATTACAGGAATAACCCTTGCAGAATCTCAACTTATCCCAGTAGGGAATTATGTTTCCGTCACCGCAGGATTTCCCACGACCGGGCCGTATAAAATCATAGCGGCAACGACTTCTTCAATCACGCTGGACACTAACTCTAACGCAATCGCCGCAGGAATCACTATTGAAACAATGGCCCCTGTATTTGGAAAAATCGGAGGCTATAAACTCAGGACGACAATGGCCTATGGGCCGGTGACGGTAAACGCAGGGGCTACGGCGACACAGACTGTGACAGTAACGGGGGCAAAGTTGGGAGACATTGCCTACGCATCTCACTCTGTTGGATTCAACCTTCTTATGCACTCCGCAGATGTGACGGCAGACGATACGGTGACAGTACGCTTCTATAATCCAACAGGAGGGAATATCACAATCGGGGCCGGATACTTGAGGGCATTTGTAGAAAAACAACCTGCCAGTTAAAACACAGAGGGGTACGACATGGCTAACGGATTTGAGATCGACATAACGGAATCGGACTTCAAAAATAGGTCTGTCGTAGAACAGAACTGGATAAACTTCAAAGGTATTGTGGCAACCAACAAGTGCATAGATAAGATAGATAGGAGTGGATGTGCGTTTGCTCATGATAGATACAGGAAGAGTAGCCTAGCCCGTATATCTGCTATGGCTGGTGGGATAACTGCGGCATTAGGGGTAGTATATATATTGTGGAATATGATGTGTAAATAGGGAGGGGATATCTCATGAGCCTGCCACGGATAGAGTTCAAGCCGGGGGTCTATCTCAAATATGTCGACTACCGCTTCCTGTGGATTGCAAAGGTTATCTGGGAAGTATTCCAGGAATTCGGCATCAAAGCGGCTCCCGTAGTTACCTCTGCCTGTGATGGGAAACATGGACCCGGATCATTGCACCCTGAAGGACTTGCCTGGGATTGGAGGGTTTGGATAATACCGGAAGATATACGGCAAAGGGTGGTGGATAGAGTTAAGGAGATGGCACATACAATGTCTCCTCTGTACGATATCATCTATGGTGATGCTCAGCACTTAGATCATATTCATGTAGAGTGGGATGATAGAAAGGAGAATAGAAAGGAGGCGAAGAAAGATGGGATGGAAAAGGTTCAATGATCGGTTGGCATTAATCGTAGTACTGCTTTTAGTTGGTGTGTGGATAGGGGATGCCGTTATTAAGAACACCTTTGATCAGCAGGTTATCGGCGCAAGCATACTGGCATTTGGGATGATTATTCAATTCTATTTCCGCAGAAAGGAACCCCCTGAGAATGGGGACCAGAATGGAGGAACGAAATGAGGATAAGGGGAAGAATTGCAGTTGGGATTATGTGTGTAATGGCTCTATTCATCCTGTCCTGTACCACGGATACGGCATGGAGGAGGGCCACTGTATCCACCTATGAGTTATTAGGTGAGGGCCTGAGCGGGGCTAAGGATACGACTATCGTATTATATCAACAGAATGTAATATCGACAGGGAAGTTGGAGAAGGCTAAAGTGCTATTCAACAAGGCCCAATCTATCTATGTTCTAATGGGTAAGAGCCTGAAGTTGGCAGGCAGGGCGCAGGATGCAATTACGCGGGATAAGTATATAGAAGAGTACGAGGGCCTACTTGCTGAATTCTCTAAATTGTCTGTGGAGATATACGATCTCGTGAAGGGACTGTGAGAGGAGGAGATATGAATAGTATACTGCTTGCTGTCGATCTACTTTTACTAGCAGCTAAGATAGCACCTAAAATAGCTCCGGCCGTAAGGGAGCTAATAGAGTCATTCAAGAAGGAGCCGGTAGAGGATATATCCCAGGAAGAGTTTGAGTTGAGGATTGATGCGGCTATAGCTAAGCTGCCGGTATGGGAATGAAAAAATGGGGCCGTCTGTGGGCGGCCCCTAATATTAAGGCAGGATGCACCAGTAGTGTCTCCCCCCTGCCGCTACATATGTCCGGTTGGACAAGCTTGATCTGGATGGTGTCTCTTCTGACACTTTGGACAAGTTGGCCACATTGAGGCATCACCTCCCCTCCTTCTTTACCGTTATCCGTATCTCATGCCCATAATCAATCACGGTATACATGCTAGCTATTTCCAGGGCGATCCGGTCAACTCGTTTACAAAGTTCTTTGAATATCTCATCCGTCTTTTCTTTGATCAGCTTCTCTACTTCTTCTTTTACACAACGTTGGATAGCGTGTGTGATCAGTTCTATATCAAAGGAACCGCTCATTCTCTACCCCTCCTTGATCTGTTTGAGGACCTCGTAGAGAGATCGGTCAATGTCGTCAAATAACCATTTATCGTCTTCATGTATTTCCACCGCCTCCACCAGCTTCTTCACCTTCTCCCGCTCCTTTACTAATGGATGCTTAGGACACTCCTGGATATGCTTCTCTAGCTTCTCCCAGCCACTCGGAGGAGGAGCTTCCCATCCACAGTAAGAGCAAACCTGTGTAAATTCTCCCCTCACTGCCCGTAAGACCTTCTCCCGCTCGGCCTCCAACTCAATTTGAAGTTTACTAATCCGTTCATCCTTTTCTCTTAAACACCGATTTATCTCTTCCAACTTGTCTGCGGCAAACCACCCTGATTCGCAGCGTTCATTCCGTTTCCGCTCTTGGTCCAACTCCTTATCGCTATCTGTAAAAAGCTGTTTATATTCCTCATATAAATCTTTCCATGTGCAGTTTTCACACTTCTTCCTCTCCTGGTCGAGCTGGGCGAGAAGGGTTTGGATGTGACCACCCTGCCAAAACCTATTAGTGCTCTCGGCGTGTAACTTTCGAATCTCATCCTCAGTCATGTGACCTCCTTCTTGCTCTATCTAATTCCCGTTGGCAAGCAGATAGTTCCTCCTTAGCCCTCCTCTTTGCTTCGAGCCATACCTCTAAGAACATAGGTTTGGCTGTTTCGTTCCACTTTAGACTCAATCTTCCATTCCACATGATATCGTCAAATTCTCGTTTTTCCTTCTCCTCGTCCATACCCCCTCCTTGCCCGCTACGCTGCGGGGCTCCGCATTTTATCGAGAACTTCAGCAATCCTTCCCACCAGGGCACTATAGCACAGACCAGGACCATCCAATTTATTCCCTCCTTTGAATTCCATAACTATTCGGGTTGCTTTTTTGTTCCTTCGTCCGTGATAAACAATTATACTATTAGCTATTTTCTTAGCCAACCTTTCAATCTCTTTTTGTGTCATCCTCATCTCTAGTGTCATCACTCCCCCTCCTTCTCGATGAGCTTCCTGAGATATTCAACTGTCCGATCTATTTCCATTAGGGTGAGACTCTTTCGATATAGACGTAAGTTTTCAGCACAATTTCCAATCCCCTCCCTCAACCTCTCATTCTCACACACGTAGCACCCTGTTAGCCTCTTGTTCTCCTCCTGTGCGGCGGCGAGGGCTCTATTGGCCTCCATTAGATCGGCTGCCATGCGTGCAATGTCTTCGATCGTAGCCATCTCAGGATTAATTGAAATCGTAGGCACTCTCAAATTCCAGTCGATCTTACTCACCGTGACCTCCTTATTATTGGGCCAGGGCTAGGAGCTACCTAGCAGTGTGCCGGTATGACGACCTGGACGCGATACTTTATCACACATCTGGCTTTCACCACCTGGCCCATTGGTTATCCCTCTTCTTTATTTGGTTCGTGCCCTATCAGCCTACGCACAACGCCTTTATACTCGGTTCTCAGAGCCGTGTAGGCTTCGTAGGGCGTGCGAGTTACACTTATCGCGATTGGGTTCCACCAATCCCGGTGACCATAAACAATATCTAGTGCCTCTTTTAACTCCATGCTTTTCCTCCGTCCAGCCTGCATTTGGCTATTCTAATGTCACAAAACCATCCTCATCATCCGTGATACTATCTATTTCGGTTTGATAATAATCCAGCACAATAGCATCTTGTGGACATTTCTGAAGAGCATCAATTAATTCCTTAACAGTCATCACTCCCCCTCCTTCGTCCAGCCTGGCCCACTCTTACTTATCTGTTAAAAAGGCATAGATCTTTTTTGATAACTCTACTGCATCTTCCGGTTTTACGTCCTTATTCGCTGCAACATAAGCACAGTGTATCTCTGATGCCCACCTAATAGCCTCTATCTTAAATTCTTTGTCTATCTCGTTCATTAGCATTAGCTTCTCACCCCCTTCCATTTCTCCTGACTCCCCCATCTCTTCCCTACTTTAGCCTCTACATATATAGGTATAGATAGTTCTATAGCCCCTTCCATAATAGGCTTAGCTATAGATATATACTCCGGGATGAAGTCATCTCTTACTTCTACTACCAAATCATCATGCACCTGAATTAGGGGGTAGGCTAGTCTATCCCCTATCCATTCCCTCATCTGGGGCCACAGTCTCCTCATTCCCTCTTTAATTATACCCTGCGCCCCGCTTTGCTCCGGCACATTATTAGCAATTCTCAATCCCGCTTCCCTTATCGGAGGGAATATAGACTTTATCTCCGGTATCAATTTCATCCTGCCCCACAGGTCCGTTACTTGCCCTGTCCTTCTTGTCTCTTGATCTATCTTCCCCCAGTACTCCTTGACTCCGGCGTGTTCCTTGAGCCAAGAGTTGATTAGCCACTGACACTTCTCCTCGGTCCATTCGAGTAGCCCCTCCCCCTGAAGTTGCACACTCAATCCCCGCGCAGATATTCGGTAGATCACGCCGAAGCCTGTGCGTTTGGAGGGATACCGGTGCTTAATCTCATCAACTAGCTTGGGATTCTTTATACCGAATGTACGCATGGCAGTATCGGTATGCACATCCCCATTCTCTCTATATACCTTTAGTAATACTGGGTCTTGGGATAGATGAGCGACTAATCTCATTTCAATTTGGCTGTAGTCCATTGAGACTATACTATACCCTTCCTCTGCCACGAACCCATCCCGTATTCGTCTGCCATCCGCAGACCTTACCGGCTGTGCAAGCAGATTAGGTTTACTGCTTGCTAGTCTCCCCGATTGCTTCACTCGTACCATAGATACCTTAGTGTGTATCCTCCCATCTCTCTGTATGTAGGTAGGTAGCACCTTAATATATTTATCAATGAGATCCTTCCTCGATCTATATTGTGTAATCATAGCCACTACCGGATGCTGTCCCTCTATCTTCTTCAGCGTCTTGGCATCCGTAGTCAGCCCCTTCTGTGTTCTCTTGATTTTATGCCCCTTCCCCAGAGAGAGCTTATTGTAGAGTAGATCCCCAGTTTGTTCAGAACTCTTAGGATTAAAACCGTCCCCGGCAATATTCCATAGATCATTATATAACAACCTATCATTCTCCACTTGAAACTCAACTCCAAGCCTCTCCAGATATTGCTCATCTACCCTCATCCCCCTTTCCATCATGGATATAATCATGGGCTGTATATCCATGTCTCTCTGTAGTACCTCGGACATGCGAGAATAGAATAAGGGAAGCATTCTATTATAGACCCGCAGTGTGCCATCGGGATCCCCACAGGCATACTCTAGCCTTTCTTTCTCCGGTACATCACTGAGATCCCGTATATGCTTCCACTCATCCTTCTTCTTAATCTTGTTCAGCTTACAGTATTCCTTGAAGGGCATTCCATACACTACCTCATCATAGTCCCGCAGAGGGAGTCTACAGAGCCTATATGCGAGTGCCTTCAGGCCCAGTGGAAGAGTTTGGAGTAGGAATGCTATCTGCATCGTATCTATCCAATGCGAGGGATGGATACCTAGATCCCACAATATTGATAAATCATAGGGGGCATTGTGGAGGAGAGTAAGTACATCTGATTTATATAACTGCATATTGAGATATCTCAATCCACTATCGCAATAGCTATAGCACGCTCTTCCTTCCGCATTGGACCATGTAACCAGATAGGGAGACCCGTCCTTTAGACTCTCTGTGTCAACGGCTATAACATTCCCTGTGAAGCCCTGCCCTCCCCATATCTTCGTAGGCTCTGCCAATGGAGGTACTATCATCTCTCCATCCAGTACCTTCTTTGTATTCTCGAATGCCTCTATAACCCAAGATAGTAATGCACTATCACGGAAGGATGCAGCAGGATGTATCGACGGTACAACTACTCTGCCCTCCCATTCATGCGGCATTCCATTGAGGGCTTCCATATCATGAGAGAAGCCTAGAAACCAATGGGTAGATATAGCCCCTAGAGTTAGTATGACATCTGGATCTACCTCCTCAATCTCCTCTCTTAATATACTCCCCATATACTCATACTCGTCCTGTGTATATTCCTTATCATCATTCAGGGGGTACTTGAAGAGATTAGTGGTATAGACCCGCTCTCTTCTCAGGCCGATATAACGGAGAAGTAGATTATCAAACTCCTTCCCAGTTTTTCCAGTCAGGGGTATCCCTGTCTTGCATTCAGTTTCTGCGGGGGCCTCGGCAATCACCATTAACCTACATGGTTTAGGCCCATCTCCCTCTACCCAAGCATATCTCATACATCCTCATCCGTAGATACATACAACCCGATCAAATCACACCGCTCTGCATATCGGAATATATACCTATCCCTCAGATACAGTACCTTGACCTTCTTCCTATCCACAATATACCCCCTGAAGTCCGCTATCCTATGCAGCTTTAGTACCCTCTCCCCATTGCCATCCCAACACTTCCACATACCGGCATCACAGCGTATAGTCAGTTGACTCTCATTGACCTTGCAATGTAAGCAATTCGAACAGGTGAGGACTTTCTTCCTAGTAGGTGGTACATTCTTCTCCGGTTCATCAATGGGATAATCAAGCATCTTTTAGTACCTCCTCGTATATAGGATACTTCATCCTACGTGTGTGGTTGCCCCAGTACATGAAGTCTCTCCTTAACATGGGCTTCAACTCCGGGTCTCCGGGCCTACAGAGATTAAGTGGGGTGCGGGGCACTGCAACCCCGATTATAGGGGAGTCTGTATATATTTCCGTATACCTTCTACACCCACAGGCTGTTAATAACATTATCCTCATGATACCCTCCCACTTAATATTTCAATATAAACGTCTCCATGACAGTCGAGCGGCTTACAAAAACACCCCAAGGTTTCCCCACGCAGACTTTCAATATTATCTAGTATCCATCCTCTTCTACTTGGCTCTATTTCTAAATACTCTGCGTTATCCCCCCTTAACCACGCTCTGAATCTGGATATGGACTCATCCCTCGTACAGTATGGCCCTATGGGGAACGGATTACCCCAGTGGGGGGTTGTTCCATCTCTCCTTCCAATATAGATCGTATACTTCTCTTTGCGTAGATTGACTACTCTTGTTTCATGCCCATCTCTCATGATACCCTCCTCATCTTAATGATAGTATGGGCTTCCCTGGAGTTGCCCCCAGGGTGCGGGGATACCCAGTGGAACTCTTTACTAATCATTAGAGCTACCCCATCCACAGGTATCCCTGATATCTGCATATCTTGCACCCACTGATTATAGTCGTCATCTGCAATAATTCGAGTTGTGTGTATCGTCATTTCAAGCATATCTATCTACCTCCTTTATTCAATACGCCAGCATCTAACACCATTCTCCACCTTCCGACACGTGAACTTCTTGCCCTTCATCCTGTCCGCCCTTGCACATCCCAGGACACTAACAATAATACTCTTTCTTCTATCCCTATCACACGCAACAAGGAATGAATCTCCAACTTCCATGAGCGGAAATGGATACTTCCTTTTACCTTTAATAATAACTGGTATAAGTGGCATGCCTCTATCAATTACAATCTCAGATACCATAATCCTCTCCTCCTCCTCCTCCTCCTCCTCCTCCCTCTCCATCTCAGGAAATAACGGTAGCTGGTACATAATATCCTCCTATGTGTGTAGTGCCTCCCATGCCTTCTTAGCAGTCACTTTCCCTATTCCCTCTATCGCTCCCCAATCCTGTATAGAAGCATTAAACATCCTCTCTACACTATCCCCGAATGCCTCTTCAATTGCCCTCACTCGGTCGTACCCAATACCCGGTAGAGTCAATGCTATCTCTCTTAATTGCGAGAACTCCCCCGGACGTATATAGATTGGTACAGGGATTACCCTACGCACATTTAGGAGGGATGTATGCTTATCCCAAGGCTGATTCCACCACCGATATAGCTCTTCAATAAGTACTGCCGTCTCGTAGGCATTCAATGTATTCAGGATGCAGATATGAGTTAGGGCATTAATAGCCGTTAGATACCCCAGGAGCCGCTTAGTTATAAATCGAGATGAACCCAAAGGCAGGAACTTACCATGCCTATATACTTTTATTACCCCACTATGCCTATCCGTTATCCATGCCCCTTCCACCACGATATATACCTTCCCGTACTCTTCCAGCAGCCCCGGTAGCTGATGTCCACTCAATCTCCCGCTAGTAATGCTTTGTATCAAATCACCGATCCTCTTCCTCTCTATCCCTATCTCTATATCCCCCTCCGGCCCATTCCCGGAGAAGTAGATATCTCCATACTTGAGGGTAGTAGGGATAGCATCGTCTATATATTCGAGTAAGTCCTTGGACCCGGATCGTGTGTCTATGAATATCACTTCTTCACCCACCTTCCCCCAATAAAGTCTAGGCGTTTCTTGTATGTGAGTTCTCCAAGTACGGAGCACTTAAACCCAGGACACTCTGTTGTTAGTTCACCCTCGGCAAGACCACAGACAGTACACAGGGCTAGACCCCCATCACAGATTGGACAGTTTGATCTACGACAGTCTGTGTGTTTTACATAGATGTGCTTTCTCGTGGATCTACCTCCCCTTTCTCTGGTATATATCCCACAACCAATCCATCTGTGCTTGTGAGAGATACCTTCCCTCGCTCGACTGCTTCTCTATCGACTCTATAAATGCAGCTTCCTTGAGTGTCAGCTTATCGTCGTCGATACCAGATATCTGCCACTCTACCTTCTCCTGTTGCTTTCTCAGCCCTTCTTCATATACCGGCATAGCCTTCTTCATTCCCATTCCTCCTCACTCGATTCAGGGAATACCTGCATAGCCAGCATAGGGAATGTCGATAGCGGCTCCTCCAGAGTCATCCCATCTACCTCCCTATTCTGCCTACAATCCTTCACTGTGATACCAAAGGTACGGCTTCTAACCTCCCCCTTCTCAGTCTCCACCTTCTTCCAGGTTTCAATAGAGACTTGTACGATACCCCCGATATCCCCGTACCCTGCCATGAGCTTCTTCCCTGTCCTTTTATCATCCACATACTCATCCTTCGTTTTATGGATGAGTATTACATTCTTGTTAGTCTTCAATGCCCTTCTAAGGAGATCCCTAAACTCAGTATTCACCGGGCCATAGGGATAGGGTAGGGCCTTCCCCTCATGTAGATTCACCTTATTGAGCTTCCCGAATCTAGCCATCTTGACTAGATCATACCCCTCTGTAGCTGTATCCCAGACTAGAGTCCTAATCTGCGGATGCTGTAGAGAGGCAATAAAGGCTTTACTGCACTTCTCCCACATCTCCCTCCATTCCCTCTCATCGGTCGAATCATGATAATCGAAGCTAATGCGTTTAATAACCTTCTTCTTGGCCCACTTCTCAATAACCCCCTCTGTCCCCGTATCCATATCTATGTACGCGATAGGGGCAGGCGCAGTTAGACTAAACTCAGTCTTCCCTGTCTTCCACTCCCCAGTTATGGAT